AACGTCTTGATTCTCTCCAACTTTGCTGGATCGCCTTCCGTAATCAGATCATTGTACTCTATCATCTCTTCGGTGTATCGTTTCTCTAAGTCTTGGATTCCTCCAAGTGGAACTGCCGCCATTGTTGTTAGGCAACATTTACATCCTCTACACAATGACGATAATACAACTGCTGACCAGCTACATCGCTGTGTCGAAGAACTTCGATGATATCACCTGGAACAGCCCCGATCCACTTTGCCATGGGGTCTTGTGAGTCAATCGACGGTAATTGGTCTGGCTTGGTTATCTTGAACTTTTCAAATACCGCAGTTCGTTCATCTTCCTTGAGAATACGGTGGGGAACAGCAAGACGATGGGTGGTTATATCGAACTGAAGCTGACGGATATGAAAGAACTGTACCTTATCCTTGGAATACGACTTGGCAACCTTTAGAACATTCTCCGATAACGGAGTCAGGGAAACAATGATTATTCCATTCTTGTATCCGTTCGTACCCGCAAAATCGATGAACTTGGTTATATCCCTATCCAGAATACCGCGATCTTTCTGACTAAAGACAACGAGAATATCGCCAATCGTGTACAAATTTGCGCGCTCTACATCTTCTGTCGCGAGTCTATCTACTTTGGTATCCAGACCACGGCGAGCAAGCATAGTTTGTAGAGTTTCGAGAGCACGGTCTTCCATGTTTATCTTCTTTTCTTACATTGTAAGCGGTTCGTTTTTTTCGTGGGTTTCAAATAATGATGGTTATTCCGTTTGTACTTTCACTCTTGATTTTGGGGGCAATACTTGTTATGAATTCGAGAGAGCGATTCCAACCTGAGTTTTTAGATAAGACTCAAGTTCGTCAGACAATTCGCAATGAAGATTCGTCATATGCTCAGACGACCAATCATATGAAGTATGCTCCATACAGCATGGGTCCTATTCAGGGAATGCAGACGCCTTTCCAAGTAAATCAATATAAAGCGTATGTTCCGTAGAAAGCCAATGCAAACAAAAGTAAATTCATTGTTTGCTCAAAAACACAAGAAAGCAAAAATACCCAAGGCAGTGCGTGAACAAGTTTGGTTGACGCATATGGGGTATGTATTCGAAGGAAAGTGTAAGGTGTCTTGGTGTACAAATCATATCAATGTATTCGATTTTCAATGCGGACACAATATACCCGAAAGCCGCGGCGGTGAGACGAATGTATCCAACCTGATTCCGATATGTGCTCGGTGTAATAACAGCATGGGAAATCAATACACGATTGATGAATGGAATAAGAAGTTTGCTCCTCCACCATCTAAAAGGTGGTACTCTCGATTTATATGTCTAAAGACGCAATCTCCTTGCTAGCAGGTCGTGTTCCATTTTTCCTATGTTCCACTACTTCATTCCAAAACAATTGTAATTGTTCGATATGGTCGCCCAACCACTTGGGATCACGTGGAACAAAATCCTCCTTGATTGACTGAAGCATCCAGTAAATAACCTGAGTGTTGTCTTCGTGAATGGCTTGGTCATACACAACCTTTCCATCTTCATAGACTGTAAAACAACCCTTCTCTTCTTTACACTGTAGCCATTCAGACGTACTCAATTGCTTGAATCGAAACTCTACATATTCGCATTCATCAATCCCTGTACATTCCATTTGCATTTGCATTTGGTGCCAGTATCCCATTGGAATCTCATCCTTTTGGACACGGCTAATAGGACACTTGAATTCGACTAGACGTCCATACCTCTTTTGGTCTTCGCAGACAATCAGACCGTCAGGTGATGCTCCTAGAAACGAGTAGATTGGGTGTTGTACACAAGATACATCGGTTATGGAACATTTGGTGCGTTGCTCATATATACGCTTGGCAACGGGTTCAAACCGAGTTCCCCACGCAAGAGCAGCAATTGGGTTTCCTTCACCTTGAGGTTTAGGATCTAACTTTCGCATCATAATCTCGCGACGCGATGATTCCGTTCCAAAAATCTGGTAGACTTCTGAAGCAGTTATCATTTCGCTCCGCTTAGCATGCCAGCCATCGGTACGTTGATCGTTTGCTCCATAGAGTCTAAGGACTCGTTCATAACAACGGTCTCGGCTCCAGAGACGACCAATCTCTCCGTCCATGAGCCGTCTAGCGTTGTTGTAGACGGTCTTCTTAATAGAAGTGTAGGAAAGCTCGGGCTGGAGGCTTCGGCAGTAAAGGATGAACTGCTTGAGTCGCGTGTTGAGGTGGGTGTAAGGTCGATTATCAAGGAGCCATTCGGTGAGTCGTTCTTCCATTGCTCTTCTACAGGATTGGAGTTTGAAAGTTCGTTTTTCCAGTCAGCAAGCACAACTCCGGTATCCAGACGATGAAGAACAATACCACCTTCAACATTCTTCAATAATGGTTTTCCATCTGCTGTTTCACAATCGCCCTGAATATGTTTAACCTTTAGCATCTCTTCTACATTTGAACAAACTCTATCAATATGCGGTAATCCCCAATCGCCCTTTCCATATTCTGGATTTAGAGTTCCTTCTAGAATCTTCTTCTCATCCACCAGTTTTACATTCATCTGATCCACGATTCCGTGAAGTTCTTGCTGAAAGACCTGTTCGGCTTCAATATCGGCACCAAACGCAGATGGAAGACAGACACCCGCTATATCGGTTGAAGGGGGATGTTCGGGTTGTGTTTTCATATCTTCAGAGAGCTTTTGCATCCGCTCATCCGTTCGTTCCTTGTTAAAGTCAATCCCTCTTCCCGACGCATTATACATTTTCTTGCGTTCTTTGAGTTTCTCTTCCCATTCCTCTTCCAGAACCTTATCCTCCAAGTATTTGAATGTAGCTCCCAACGAAACCTTGTGCTCGGGCGGAATCTCAATCGTCTTAAAGTCTTTCATGTCCCATCCAGCTGGTAAGTCTCCCATTTTCTTCTAACCCATTTTCAATGAGTAAACCCATTTCAACTATGGAGATTCAAAGCAAAGAGCAGTGGGTTTTGTTTCGGTTAGAAAAGTTTTATTCGGATGATGTGAAATTCGAAAGCGCAAAAAACATCCTAACAGGAAAATCGAACATTAGTCTGCGTTTGCTGGATTGGCTAGTTACCAACTACGCAAAGAAGCATAACATTTCCTTCATAACCGCAGATGGACGTCATGTTATCGTCTATCTTGCGTACAAGAACAACTTGGATGCTTACAGCAAAAAGATGTTTGACCCCTTTGGTCGTGGAAAGCATATCCAATTTCGTGGAATGGAAACGACTGTGGGTCAACTGAACTTTTTCCAGTGGGTTCTTCAAGATGAAATTTTGGACTATCTAGAGAAGAACTATGATGATGTTCAGAAGGATATGGATGAACATTCGACAACCATTCGAATGAAGGATGAGAACGGTAGACGCAAGCGACATGAACTCTCTCGTTCAGCAACAAAGACTGTATGCCGTCATGATGTTACCGTATCCGTTTCATTTCGCTAAATTGAATCTTTTTTCAACCACAAATGTACTCAAACACATTCTTTTACGAAGATACCAGTACAGATATAACCGAACACGATTTGGATATTGTGTCTGAATTGTGGACTATGGATGGACGCGACGTGTATCGAGGTTCACGAGACCCGCGATACACTCACGCAAATGTATATTCGCTATACGATGAAAATCTACAGCGAGTAGGAATTGCCGAACATGACAAAGATGATCATGCTAAATTTCAGATTTTGTGGTTTTACGAATCAGAGTTCGCAACTCTATTTCAAGAACCCGACTGGACAATTGGCGAAGACATTTGGTCAACGATGCCCAAGCATGTATTTGAACGATTCTTGAATGAAGGATGGACAAAACCAGAACCCTTTTTAGAAGCCTGTCTACACAGTTCTGTTCGTGTACTTACACCAAATATGCTTCGGAATTTGCCGAATGTATACTCGTGTATGGAATGCAAAAAGAGGTCTTTAAGACCATTTTGTGTTTCTTGTTTGTGTCAACGAATTGACTTTCCTGATTTGTCAAAGGTTCTATTTATTGATGAGGATATGGTTATTCATACGCCTCCGAAAGATTCTCGTGTTTGGTCTATGCTGCAACCACACGACGGCGGTTCTTCGGAGCAGGCGCAGGTGCGGGTGGAGAAGTCGGCGTCTCCTCCACAATCGGAACACTGATCTCCTCCTGCTGGTCCTCCTGCTGCTCTACAACCTCCTCCTCGAATGCGGGCGTAGGAGCAGGAGCAGGAGCCGCGGTTTCAATCTCATCCGCAAAGACATCTGCAGCAGTCGTACGCTGAGGAGGTGATACGCGAGCATACGAAATCCTCCACGTCATACCGAATCCCTGACCTGATACATACACACTCGGAGAAACCACCAGACTGGCGCGGAAACGCTTGGGGAAGATGCTTGCGATATTGTCTACATTGATATCGATAGGCTTTCCCTGAGAATTGATAACATCCATCGAGACCACATTGTTGTACACAGGAACCTTCATACGAAGGCTGGGAGGATACTTGCCAGTTGCTACCCACTCACCGTTGACCTTCTCTACGGAAGGGCTGATCGACTGCTTCATCAGCTCCTCGAGAACAGAACGAGTGCGAGACTTTCCAAACCACTTGGAACTATTTGCCTCGGCAGTGTCCAGAAGCTTGTTCTGAAGATCGAGAAGGAAGTTGTAGAGATTGCCATGGAAACCTGCGTCGGTAGATGCGCGCTCCTTTGCAAACGGATCACAACCCTTCAGAGTCAGAGACATCATGTACGTAGTTCCATTCTCACCGTCCTTGATGTTAATGCCCATGGGATAGGTCTCCTCGGGAACACGAATTTGCAGATTTTGACCGTTGTACTTGATAGGAACTGACTTGCCGCCCGCCTTGTTCAAGCGGATATCGCCGAAAGAGACCTTAGAAGAGTCGAGAGAAGAAGCAGAGATGATTGCGTTGGTGGCCATGTTGATTGCTGTTGATATGATAGAGTATCGCTTCCAAACTGTAAATCCGTTTTTAACGCACGTTTTCGATTTTCAAGACACATAGCAAATCATACTAATGCAAAGGTGTTCCGCTGTCAGACGGAAAGGGTCAAACGAACAATGTACGGCCAAGCCATTGTTTGGGCATACTCTCTGTGGGCGTCATGCGAAGATGACAAAACCTGTACTCTGGAAAGATCTACACAAACCATCATCAATAGTCAAATTCCAGGCTCTTGTTCGTGGTTGGTTGGTTCGTCGCTATCTTCATCTTTGTGGACGTGGTGTTCTGAACCGTAAGATTGTATTGAATGACGAAGACCTTGCCACATTCGAAGATAAGAATCGCCAACATCCATATGATTACTTTTCAATTGAAGAGAATGGTAAAATATGGTGGTTTGATTATCATACTATCTACAACTGGTGTCTACAATCTCATCAACCTACAAATCCGTATTCAAAATCACCGTTGTCCACCAACGATAGAAAGCGAATTCGTGAAGTATGGGGATATCGTCAACGTCATGGAATGGTGCTTCCTACCGAATCACTTGTTCATGAGAACCGAGTTCTTGGGCGATGGAACATTCTCTGTCAGACGTTCGAGGATTATGGGTTCAGCGATATTCATCCCAATATGTTTTTGCGAATGCCAAAGGCAAGTTTGTATACAATGTTTCGAATGATTGGGGAAGATATCGAAGTCTCTGTCTCGAAGCAATCGTATTACAAGGAAAAGATTTTGAATTTATGCGCTCGCCCTATACGTTCAGTACATATGCTACCTTCAGAAAAGTATACACTTCATTCTTTACTCGCATTGATGCTTATGCTCTCGAAACCCAAAGATCCATATATTTTAGTCTTTACGATATTGTCTGCCCTACACAGGTGTTGAAAATGGATTTGTTTTTGTCAAATCTAGTGTCTTCGGGCAAAATGAACATCTTCATACTTTCCTTTAATCCCAAAGAAGCCGCGGAATATCATTGCGACAAACATGTCGTAAAGATGATCGTCGAAACAGCACAATTACTCTACACATGTCATTGGGTATTGAATTCAGAACTTCCAGAGAATGCGTACAAGAAGTGTCATATGAACCATCCTTGTGGTATCTGGGTTCGTGAGAGTTTGTCCAATTACAAGTGGTTGTGTCATCTAGGCAAGTATCTCTGTGAAGAATACACATTCCGATATGGAAAAATCCACAAGACACAAGCACATTTACT